ATAACAAGCGTGGGCAATGGGGATTTCATCCGCATAGTCACAAGCGCAGGAGCATCGAGCAAGGCCACACTCGCCAATGTATTCAAGTCGTTTGAGTCAGGTCTTGGTGCAAAGTCGAGCCTGACCACATCAGATTATATAAGGGTGGTGGGCAGCGATAATAATACGTATAAGCAACCTGTAAGCGATGTGCTATATGCTGGTGGCGTGAGATACAAAGAATTCGCAACTGGCACAGCGTTTTCTGATTTTGCAGACTCTTGCAATATTGGAATTACGTTTTCTTATAATAGATATCCAGCACAATCTTCTGATGCACCTTCAACTTTAGCTTCTGAAAGATGTGCGGTAGTTGTATACAGAACTACGTCTGATGAAATTTTAATATCCGCAGTGGTGTTCAACAATGCAAGCGAACCAACGACATACGTAAGACGCAGATTTGGCTCGTGGGGCAATTGGGTAAAGCAGCCTACAAGAGCAGAGATTGATGCATCAACTAAATTAGTTACACCGACAAGTATTCACAGCAGCATCACACTTCAAGGCGGATATGTGAAATTCGGTAAAATCGTAACTGTCGATATTACCGTTACAGCAACATCGGCAATAACAGTAGCATCAACAAACCTATTCATGTTACCTGCTCCAGTAGGAGGCGCAGCAGGCCTTTTGGGTGCATCACCAGCAACGGGGAAAAGCGCAAACATGTTCTATGTGCAAACACAAGGATTTGCACGAAACTATTATGGAATGGCTCAAGGTGAATCAATCGCAATTACTGGGTCATATATTGCAGAGTAGGTGAGGCCAGTGAAACTAACAGCAGAATAGCATCTCAGAAGTGTGGGGCGAAAATCCCCACACTTTTTGATTAAGTGTAGGGGAGAAAAAATCCCTGCACTTTTTTAGTATAGGGAAAAACAAGGAAAGGACAGAAGCGCAATGAATTTCGGAACTAAGATCAGAACAATACTCGCTGTAGCGACATGCCTTAATACAGCACTCATGGCTACGGATGTGGCACAGTTCCACAATCCATCGCTTGATCTCGCATACAGAATCATATCGGTTATCCTGAACTTCGTGATCGTGGCCTGCGTGACATGGTTTAACAACGACTATACCGAGGCTGCCTGCGAAGGAACAGGCTACACACGGATGCTGAAGTCGGGCGATGATGGGATGGACATCGAGGTAGATGGCTATCTTGAGGATGGTGATGAGGATGAATAAGACCAACTTCAAGCAGTACGATACACGCTGGGCGAAGCTTGGATATCCGAAGAAGCCTTGGTACATCAAGGAGTGCGGATGCGGAGAAGTGTCTATCGCTAACTGCATTATCGAGATGACCAAGTATGCGAAGGAAACTCCTAAGACCATACAGCCATATTGCAAGCAGTATGCGGCTCCGAACGGAAACGGCACGTACTTCTCAGGAATCCCTGCCATGATGAAGCACTATGGTATGACCGAAGTGAAAGAGCATCAGACAATGGGAGAGCTGTGGAAGGAGCTTGCGAAGGGAGACCGAGTCGCTATCTATCTCATGGGGTCGAGGCCAGGCGGATCTAAAAAGGTGCATTGGACATCAAGCGCACACTTCGTATGTTCGGTAGGATATAAGGTCAAGAACGGCAAGCACTATGTCTATGTGAAGGATAGTAACAGCACATCGTCTCTTAGAAACGGATGGATCTCATATGAGGACAACATGAGGAATGATGTCAGCAGAGTGTGGTCAGGCAAGCTGCCTAAAGCTGCTCCGAAGAAGAGCATCGATGAGATAGCCAAAGAGGTAATCGATGGCAAGTGGGGCAATGGCGATGAGCGAGTCAGTAAGCTGAAGGCCGCAGGATATGATCCTGACGCTGTCCAGAAGAAGGTGAATGAACTTCTCGCTCCGAAACCTACGGCAGGAGAAAAGATAGCAGCAAAAGCAAGGTCGTACTGCGGAGAGAAGAAAAAGGAAACGGCAGCATACAAGAAGGCGGCCCAGGAAGTATACGGCAAAGGTAACGACACGTATTGTCACCGGTATATAGGCACTGTCCTTGCTAAATGCGGATATCCGAAAATGGACTATTCCGGCAAAACTGCTGTAGCTTGGAAAAAGATAGAAGCCTATTTGAAAAAGTATTTCGACCAAGTATCGGGTGCTCCACAGGAAGGCGATATCCACATGACTGAAAATGATAAGGGAGCACGCCACATCTTTTTTGAGCTGGGCGATGGCAAGAAGGCCGAGGCCAACAGCAAGAAAAAGTATTATCCGCATATAGCCAAGACAGGCAAGGGAGCCAAGAATTGGCTTTTCAGAGCCAAGTAGAGCAAAGTGAGGTGATCGATATGACTGAATCAATAATCGTGGCAGTGATAACAGGACTGTTCGCCTTACTTGGAACATTCCTGACAGTAAGAGCAGGGAATCTTGCCATCATGAACGAGATGAAAATTCATCAGGCTGTCCAGGATGAGAAGATCGTCAATCTCACTAACGAAGTCCGCAAGCACAACGACTTTGCAACAAGAGTGCCTATCCTTGAGGAACAGGTGCGGCAGCTACAAAAGGGAGCGTAAACATGGAAAAGGATGTGCCATACATCGTATATGAGAGTGAAGCAGCCAGACATGAGAGGACAGTCAAGAGGCTTATCACGGCCCTGCTGATATCGATCCTGCTTATCGTAGTCAGTAATCTCGCATGGCTGTGGGTGTGGAATCAGTACGACTTCTCCTCTGAGGAATACACAATCGAGAACCATGATGATGGGAACGCTAATTATCTTGAGTCAGGGTATGATGGAGTGATAAACAATGGCATCGAAAGTACAAGTAAAGAGAAAGACAATAACTAAGCGTGACAGATCCAAGAGCAAGGGAACAGCACGCAGGAAGAAAGTGACTGTTCGTTCAACCGGCAAAGGCAGTGCGACTTACGCTGCCGTGGCAAAGAGAAGATGAGAGACTATTCCAGAACAGAGATTACCGAGGCTATTGATGAATGGATCTTGAACGAGAAGCATAGGGCCATCCTGAAGCGCAGGCTGATAGATGGCATTTGCTTTGAGCCATTGGCGGAAGAATTCGATATGTCTCCGAGGCAAATAAAACGGATAGTGTACAAGACACAAGAGACACTATTCAGGCACTTATAAGGCACCTGGCCGACATCGTCAGGTGTCTTTTTTATTGCGAAAATTTAGGCAGAAAGGATGGTGAATGATATGGCTTACGTTGAATTCAATCCGAATCCGGTAGGCAGACGAGTAGGCGATTGTGCCGTAAGAGCTGTCGCAAAAGCGCTCGATATGGGATGGGAGTCCGCATACATTGCTCTTGTTATTAACGGCATCCAGATGGGTGATGTAATGACAGGCAACAGCGTGATAGGTGCTACGCTTCGTCAACATGGATTCAAGAAATTTAACATTCCTAATACTTGTCCTGACTGCTACACAATTGAAGATTTTGTGGAAGACAATCCATCAGGAAGATTCGTGGTCGGCACTGACTCACATGTCGTTGCTGTCGAGAACGGATCTTATTTTGATGCTTGGGATTCAGGCAAGGAGACAGCGACATACGCATGGTACAGAGAGGAGAGTTAGACAAATTCCCAATGATAACCGCCTGCTGTCTTGGCTTTGCCTCGACAACATGCAGAGATCCTTGCCTGCTGAATGCCGGTGGCTCGTTGAGCTTCGCACTGCCCATAGTAGATTTTGCCGGTTTCGATGCATCTTACAGGCTTTGCTTGTTTCATGGCACTTTTCGTTAGGCGATTACCATACACATTGTTGTGGTAGTAAGAACACCATTCAAGGTTTTCAACATTGTTGTTCTTACGATTTTCGTCCTTGTGATTAACACATGGGAGATTATCTGGATTAGGGATAAATGTTTCTGCAACGACTCTATGAACGTTGCGTGTTGTCTGCTTGCCTTTATCACAAAGGCAAACATTCAAATAACCTCGGCTACCATTGCCAAGTTTAATAATTCGATGGTATCCATATCTGCCACAAAGACTTCGCACTCGACCTTTGTTGCTGACTTCATATAGCGTTTCAAAGCCTTTTATTGGTTTCCAGATCTCTTTCATAAAACTCACCTCACCCTGTACATATTATACCATAAATGAAAGGAGAAAATGGCTATGGCTTACAACAATTATTTTCCAACAAATTACGGATATGGGCAGATGTACAATTCATTACCTAACCAAAATCAGCAGCAAAGCAATAACGGAATGATTTGGGTAGTTGGTGAAACCGGAGCAGACTCATATCTTGTTGCTCCAGGGCAGACTGTACTGCTTTGGGATTCTACAGCACCTGTTATTTATTTGAAGTCTGCTGACAACATGGGCATACCAAGCAAGAAGATTCTTGACTATACAGAGAGAGGAGCAACACCGCAGAAGGCAGTTATTTCGCCTCAGAACGACTATGCGACTAAAGATGAAGTGTCACTTCTCAAAGAGGAAATCGAGTCTCTGAGGGCAAAATTTGACGATATGAAGGGAGCCAAGAAATGAACATCAATCCTATGCAATTCATGAATCAGCTCAATCAGTTAAAGAGCAGAGGCGGAGATCCTAATCAGATGATACAGCAGCTTATGAATTCAGGAAGAGTCTCACAGGCTCAGTACGACAATGCTGTGAAGATGGCACAGCAGATACAGCAGATGTTAGCACCTGGCGGCCGAAGGTGATGACATAGAAAAAAACATACTGATTTTTTAAATGACATTTTCGATGTTGGGGTGTCATTGAAAAAAAGAAAGGAGAATTTTAGTTATGGCATTTTCAGAAGAAAGTGGAAACGGCATGGTAATGCCTGTCGCACCTATGTATGGCGGCAATGGTGGTAACGGCTTTGGCTTCGGTGGAGACTGGGCCTGGATAATCCTTCTCCTGCTCCTCGGCTGGGGTAATAACGGCTGGGGCGGAAATGGCGGATTCGATGGCGGCCTCTATCCGTGGATGAATCAGACCGAAACTATCAACGATGGATTCCGTGACCAGATGCTGAACACAAATATCACTTCTGTTCGTGACGGAATCAGTGGCATCTCGACACAGCTTTGCAATGGCTTTGCAGGCGTTAATGCTGCGATAGCTAACGGATTTGCTCAGAGCGAGATCTCGGCAAACGCAAGACAGATGGCTGACATGCAGCAGAACTTTGCGCTTCAGTCTCAGCTCGCTGATTGCTGCTGCGAGAACAGACTCGGCATTGCTGATCTGAAGTACACAGTCGCTACAGAAAACTGTGCTGACAGAACAGCGGCATATCAGAACACAAGAGACATCATCGATTCACAGACAAGGGGAACACAGGCTATCCTCGACAAGCTCTGTGCTCTTGAGCTTGATGGCGTAAAGGCACAGCTTGCTCAGGCAGAGCGTGAGAACGTAGGCCTGCAGAACCAGCTCAACATGGCAACAGTACAGAACGGCATGAACGCAGAGGTAGATGCTCTCTACAACAGGCTGAAGAATTGCCCTGTTCCTACAATGCCTGTATACGGCAACACTCCGATCTTCACATGCGGAAGCAACAATAGCTGCGGATGCGGATGTGGCGGAAGCTTCTAAGGTAGGTGATTATCATGGCAGAATATTTAACGAGGGATATGGTAGAGCCTGTGGCACTCAACCAGGCTATACCATTCATTGATTCTATCCGCTGCCCGAAGGCAAACGTTTTCCATCAGAACGGCACAGGGATTTTTGTTCTGCGTGGCATAGTCACTAATCCTACAGCGTGTTTCGCAAGGTATGAAGTCGAGTTTACAGGCAACATAGCCATACCGACAGGCGGAGCCGTTACTCCTATAGCGACAGCAATCGTTGTCTCTGGAGAGGAGAGGACAGGCAGCAGAAGCATATTCACGCCTGCCGCAGAAGACGAGTACGGCAATGTTACAAGCAGAGCCGTGGTAGATGTACCGAAGGGATGCTGCTTCACAGTAGCGGTAGAGT